AAGTTGAGATATTACATTCGGATCAAAATTCCAAATAAGAAGTGCCCTAATAGAAGGATCATTATATCTCTGAAGTGTTTCTATCTTTAATGCTTTACTTCTCATCTTAGAAACAGCATCAAACACCTCATATGCAAAAGGGTTTGTTGGAAGGTCTGGAACCTTTTGTGGTGTTGTTGATTTCTTAGCAGCAGGTTTCTTAGTTGCTGCTGTTGACTTCTTTCTAGTCGTCGATGTCTTCTTCGTCGTTGTCATAATTGTTTTCAAAACGGAATGCTACAATTTCATCTGGAACCAAGTTTCCATTACCATCAAACATCTCAGGATGTATTCTAGGTATTTCTTGGTAGTTCATCATATATTCTCTGGCTACCCAACCACCAATGGCTCCCACTATAAGAAATAATAATGTTAGAAATGATCCAAATACTAAACTTGTTGCTAACATGTCTCTTTCTCCTATTTTAAGTGTGGTAATATGTAATGGTTTGGTTTTCTTTTTACCTCCAGTTAGAATAAATTCAAACCCACGATCTATATCGTAATCTGATTTATTTATACCGCCCTTAGACGATTTTGTTTTCTTTGAGGTATTGGATTGTGTCAACACATCCCCCCAACTTCTTACCATCAACCACAACTTGTGGAAAGGTGGATCCTTCTCCGAATTCACCATAGAATGATTTTTGATCAAAGTGTTCGTCTAAATTATACACTACATGACTTACTTTTGTCAACTCTAAAACATCCTTTACTTTCTCACAATAAGGACATCCATCTTTTGAAAAAATAGCAAAGTTCATATGACTTTATACCTTAAAATATAATTTATAAGAGTAGCAATTATAACACTTATAATATCAATCCGTTTATGTCTGTTTGAGAAAGAACATACGTTCCTGTATGCTGAACAGCTATTGCTGCTGCTCTATTACCCAACATAATTGCTTTATTAATATCTTTATGTCTTAGATATCCAAAAACTAAAGCTGCTAAAAATGTATCTCCAGCACCAACAACATCAAAAACCTTTACTTTCTCTGCTGGATATAATGTATTGTTGTAGATACATCCTTCAGATCCTTTTGTTACTATTAAATTATCAATAGGGTATCTTTGATCCATATTGCCAAATTCTTTATCATTTATCTTTACAAAACAATTACTTCTATTTGGTAATATAGATTTCTTACTATCAATAAAAACAGGACAACTACTACTCTCTACAATATCAAATATTTTTTCTGAAGTAAGATATCCCTTATCATAATCAGATATAACAACAGCATCAAAACTACCAGTAGAAACTGGTACTAACATAGGTTTTGTTCTTTGCTCACTATCCACACGAAGCATCTGATAATTGGATCCTTCATCTATAAATCTAGTTTTAGTTATTTTTTCAGTATTAGTTAAAAAAGTAATGTTTAAATTAAATGCTTGTAGGTTTAAGCACACATTACCAGCCATACCAGACTTGGTTTCCACTCTCCCAAGCTTCATAACAGGAACTGGTGCTTCAGGACTTAACCTATCACAATTACCATAGATATATTCATCTTCACAACTATCACCCAGTAATAGAACTTTCATTTATCTTTTTAACAATGTTACTAGTGGCATAACCACCTACTCTAGGAAGAAACCTAACACCTTTAGCATGTTCTATTCCCACAACATCACCACCTTGCCAGTCATCACCCAATAATAGTATATCAGGATTGTATAATTGTATCAACCCCTCTAACTCCTGTCTACTACCAAAGGTATGAACAACATCAATATATTTGATCGCTTCTAGCATTGCTACACGGTGACACAGGTCGTTTATAGGACGACTATCACCTTTATCATTCTTAATCTTTTCATCGGTGTCAGTGGCAACTATGACCCTATCACCTAATGCTCTAGCAGCTTTAAACAATTGAATATGTCCAGGATGTAGAATATCAAATGTTCCATTACACCAAACAATTTTCATAGGTTCTCCAAAACATTATCTTCAAGTTCTCTCAATACTTTTTTCCTAAGATGTGAAGCATTAAAAATCTTATAAAGATTTGGTAAGGTTTTGAAAGTCTTAAATTTTTTAAGATTAAAACAACTTTTAGAATAATTTATTAGTTCTTGTGTCAGAAAAACTCTTTTAAGTTTAATATTATCATCAGTATGAAACTTAACATATACTACTGGTTCTCCCTCTATACTCTTCAAATCCCTCTGTCCAGGTTTCATTTGTAATGCTAATTCAAAAGGTCTAAACCACTGTGATATATCAAACATACCAGGAACATAATATGATGTTTTATAAATCTCATTCTCATGCATAAAAGGAGCCATAGTCTGTAATTGAACAGGTTTATCAGCAAAAAATATCCAATTAACAGAATAATTTATTGTAAGAGATCCCTCAACAGATGGTTGTTTATTTTGACCAACTATTGACATATCAATCAAAGATCCTTTTGGTTGTCTATTAGAAATAACTCTATCTTCCTCTGGAATATATTTTAAATCTATAGTATATGGATTCTTTAAAAAATATAGATTCTTACAGAAAGATTTAAAAGCATGACAGTTAAAAAAATTATCACTTACATTCCTAGTTTCCTTTTGTTTCACTAAATCTTGATATACATCTTCAATATCATAATGTGCTAGATAATTATCAGTATAAGGTTCCACCTCCTGATACCAAGGAGACCAATAAATTGTCGTTGTCATAATTAAGAGTTAATATTTTTAACTAGTTGATAGTACTTTCTAGCAGGACACTGCGGAAATTCATTAGTAAGACTTCCATATTCATCTTTAGATATAAGATGATGTTCTATTTTTAGTTCTCTTTCCGTAACTGGGTATAAAGTAAACAAAGGTAAACCGTATGGAAACTCTATATCATATGGTTCAAATTCCACAGCAACTATTATATGACAATTTAACGAATGTTGATACTTAAAATCAATATATCCTGGAGCAATGTATAAATTATTTTCTCTAATAAAATTAGTTGAAAAATGTGATTCCATGAAAATAAAACTGGTTTCCTCTTTACATACACCCAACCAAGGAGTATTTAATTTAAAAGCAGTTGCATTCTTTGGATACAATCCAGTATACTGTAAAGGAAAATGTTGAACAAATGGTTGTCCTTTTGATTCAACAGACAGTGGAAGTTGTTCAACTCTTCCATCTGGATGTATTCTTAACTTCAAAGGTTCCCATAAATGAAATTTAATACCATTAGACATTAAATTTTTTATTCCAGGACAACCCTTAGCAGTTCCCACATCAAACTCTGTTTTTGTTGGTTCATCAGAACACTTTACTGTTGGTGCTAGACTCTTATACCAAGATGGTGTATCTCTCTTTAAAGTTGGTTTATCATTAATAAAATAACCCTTATCATGAGTATAAAGATCTAATTTTAATGGTTTCTTTTTAAATTTCCACATGATTGTCATCCTTTATCATTATACTTCTATATGCATAAATTTTATCACTATCATTTTTATAATCAATTGTAACCAATTTTTGTAGTTCTGGCAAGTACATATACTTTATATCACTAGTTTCTAAAGTTTCTATAGCATCTTCTATGGTCTCAACTAATGGTTCTCCACCAAGATTAAATGAAGTGTTAAAGAGAATAGGAACTCCACTCAATTTCTCAAAAGCATCTATGAGATTATAGTAATGTTCATTCTGTTCTACAGTAACTGTTTGAACTCTACATGTATTATCTACATGAATGACTGATGGTATCTTATCAGCAACTCCTTCTAAAGCCTCTACAGCATACATCATGTGTGGAGACTCTTCCATTCCAGCAAGATCAAACCATTCATGTACATTCTCTTTCTTAATAGAACAAGCAAAAGGTCTAAAGAACTCTCTATGCTTTACCTCATTAACAAGATCCTTACCATCCTTAATAGTAGGATCAAATAAAATAGATCTATTACCAAGTGCTCTTGGTCCACCTTCAGACCTTCCTTGGAAAATAGTAACAATATTACCTTCACGAATTAAATTAGCGATATCATCATAAGAAGTATCAGATACCTTTACATTATCACCAATACCATCAAGGTAAGTATCAGGATTATATTGAGGACCATAATAAATAGATGATTGTCTTCCGAAAGTAACTTGACCTTGAGTTAATTCTGTATATAATTTCTTAGCACCACCTATAGAAGTTCCACCATCATGAGAAATGGGTTCGCAATAGATATTCAAATCAGGGAATCTTTTAGCATACTTATAATTTGCAACACAATTTAATCCATATCCACCACAAATAACAATATTAGTTTGACCTGTTATATCATGTGCTTTCTGAATAAGATTACACATTGCTTCTGAGGTTTCTTCCTGTACAGCATATGCTAAATCCATCTGAATTTTACTATATGGTGGTTTATCCTCTTCTGACATATTTTGATATTCTACCATATCATCAAGTAAAACAGGATACTTTAAAGTATTAATTTGAGCAGCATTAGGATATGTTGGTAGAATAAGTTGACGGTTTACCCATTCATGTTTTTCATCTAAAAATCTTGGGAGATCTTCATTTGGTTTTCCATATGGTGCTAGTCCCATAGTCTTACCAGCATCAATAGCATCAAACCCACAATACTGAGTTACTGCTTCATATGTTTTAGTTAGACCTGGATGTTCAGTAACAAAGAAATTAAGACTTGGATTTTGAAATCCTATAGGTTCTGCAGATCCAAGATGCTTATGAACAGTATCAAAATCTTCAGGATCCTTTACATTAAATATAGTTTCAAATTCATATACATGTTTATCTAAATTCTTCAATACTTGAGGCATCCAATCAGCATCTTTATTCATACCTAAGAAACTACCAGCACCATCAGCAATAACACAAGCAGCAGTATCAAAACCAGAATTAAAATATCCACAAGCAGCATGAAGTTCATGATGAATTGAAAAGATATTATGTGTTTTATAATTAAACTTTCTTCTAGATAATTTTCTTATAAGTCCATCATAAACATTTTCAGCAGTCCAATCCAATATACACTGTTGATTATGAGTATGGCAAATAACTAGATGATCAATATGATCAACATAATCAAATACTTTAATTAATCCAGCAAGAGGAGCACCATCATATTTTGCTCTGGTTAATCTTTCTTCTTCTAAGTAAAAAACGATTTCACCATCTACCATTAAGGTAGTGCTTCCGTTATGTCCACGGGCAATAGAAACGATATTCATGAGTTAAGATCCAATTTTTTGTTTAATATGACGCATAATATTATTTGTTATTTCACCCAATTCTTTTCTACTAAATTCCATACACTTATCATTAATTCTATTAATGAGTTCATTATCTATACCATCTATTCTAATAGGACTATACACTTTCGGATTGTCCTTCTTCTCAACAATATTAAAATGTTTTGAATATGTAATATTCTCAGCAAAAGTTGAACCTAATATGACACTACCAGGTTTATTAAAAATATTTGCCATGTGTTGTCCAACACTATCACATCCTAAGAAATAATCAGCAGCCTCTACGATACCAGCCCAAACCCTAAGATTAGGAGCTTGAACATAAACATTACCATCATTCTCAAATCTATGTTCAGTAAAAACAATACAATTATATTTTTCTCTTATCTTTTCAGATATCTGAAAATAATCATCAGTACTTAATGATCTAGCAGATGGATCATAAGCATGTCCTGATTTATGAACCTTAGAAGATCTACCAAAGGGTTGAAATACTACTGTTTTCTTTTTCTTATGATATGATTTAGCACTTTCAATAGCATCTAATGCTGATATTTCTTCTTCTTGATTTAAAACTATCTTAGATTTTGGTAAATCAGAATGATCATCCGTATTATTAATTATCTTATCAAAAGCCTCTGTTAGTGACCTCTTTTGATTGTAATATCCATGCTCCCTATATGGTTCTACAGTAACAATCTCATTAGGTTTAATGATAGATTCCCATATACCTTTATGATTTGGATCAAAACATAGATGCTGAAGTTCTTGAACTCCGATAAAAAATTCTATACCAGATTCTGATATAACATAGAATTCATCACCATGTAATTTCTTATACTTTAAAAGTGCTGGAATAGAGCACAAGACTCTACCAGCACCACCGTTAATATAAAATACCTTTTTCATTCCCACCCATAATAAAGGTCAATCGTTACATTATATAGTATACACCAAGATGTATTATTTTACAAGCCTAGATCACCTTTCATCGTATCATTAATTGATTGATACTTAGCTTCTAGATCAGACCAATACTGAATATAGTCATCTATATTACCAGAAATATCATCTCCAGGTGGAATATTCATAGTAGTCAGTCCAACAGGATCTCCATTTTCATCTTTCTCTCCAACAAAAGTTAAAGGAGGATTAAATGTAACTGTTGTAAATTCAGTTTCTTTAGATGCTACGTTTAAAGTATAATTGGTTGTTGTAGAAAATCCAGCAACCATAACTTTAATATTAGACAATTCCTTAGAAACTCTATTATAATTAGGTTGATCAGATACAAGTTGATTAGGTTCAAAGGTTTTTAGAGGATCTCGATCAGCAGCACTAGATTTTCCTACTGCTCTAGCAGTATCCATCAGTTCTTTGATAGCTAGTTCTTCTCTTAGTGCAGAAGCACCAACACCAGGGAATAAAGTAAGTTCTGGATCAACTACATCTGGTGCATCAGGTATAGCAGGTTCTGGATCCCTAGTTGCGATAAGAGGAGTCTCAATATCATCAATAATCTTTTCTATTAGACTATAATCAGATGAATCTAAAGAAATAGACTTACCATCATACCAGTAATTACCAACTTGAGGTCCTGGTGCTGCTATATCAGCATCCTTCCATTCAAGAGAAGTGTGATTTTTGTAAGTAGAGTCTGTTGTGACATCTATAATCACATCAACATCATACTTGTTTTTCTTTGTTCTAATGTAATACATAATAGTTTTTAACCGTAGACAATTACAACAGCACCACTACCACCAGCTTTATACTCTCTATTTCCGCCGCCACCATATCCAGCAGATTTATCAAGAGTAGCACCTCTACCATAAATGAAGTCTTCCTGATTTCCATCAGTATCAGCATTTAATAAGGTAGATAATGGAATAGTATAAGTATCAGCAGCGTTTGACTCTGGATCATGTAAGAAACCTACATTATAGCATGTCTTATAAACGCAGTCGGCACCTCCACCAGAATCTACTGATGTAGAACCATAGGGCATTTTCCAACACATTGCCTGAACAGATTGGTTTGATCCAAACACATAAGTCCAACCAAATCCAGTACAAGAGTAACAATATGGAGGGTTTGAACCAGCTCCACAGCTAGCAGTTTTAGATTGGCATCCACTATGAACTCCAGGATAATACACAAAGCATCCGCAGTGAACAGCAGATCCACCAAAGGAATAATCATATCCATAACTAGAGTTCCATCCACAGGTAACTTGCATTTCCGAACCGCTACCGCCGCTACCACTAGCATCACCTTTTTGATCATTACGTGGAGTAACATCGGCAATAATACCTTCTGTTCTACCAGCAGCACCATTACCAGCACTATATCCAGATTGAGCACCCATACCTATTGGAACAGTATGCCATGTTTCATCTTCTAAAGAAGCATCTGGCATTGTATTATTGCCAGGAGCAATAGGTGGAATACCAACAGGACCACAACTATCTGGGAAAGTTCTACCTCCATCATTAAATGCTTCCTCAAAGGTATTGGAGGCATTACACCAACCACCACAACTTCCTAAACCACCAGCAGCCTTTCCACGATATTGAATCTGAACTTCTGCTCTAGCAGGATTACTACCACCACCTGGTGTACAGTAGCACATACTGCTTATATTAGCACAAAGATAATAACAAGTACAGTTATCACAACACCATGCTTGCCAATAACAATGACTTCCAAAGACCTGATGATAAGCTCTCCAGCACATACAACAAATACTAGGGTTCACCCAACAAGAGTTAGTATTTGTAACTCCACTACTTGAACCACCGCCAGTATCAGTACTGTAAGCATCTAATTTAGCATCATATAGGAATTCAGGTATTAATTCACCCTGACCACCAGTACGGTTTATATCTCCACCACTAGCACTTCCACCATCATTATTATATCCATTAAAATTATTAGCATAACCGCAAGTAGGTAACTTGAAACCACCAAAAATTGGGTTGTCATTTGTATTATCTCTTGCTGTACTATTACTAGTACATGCCCAAGTATAAGCAGACTCTGTAGCATTAGTAGCAGTTACAGCATTTAATCCTGATCCATCTACACTACTTGATGATTGACCACCTGGAGATCCAACAATAACAGTTAATTGTTTACCACCAATCTGATCATCCTTTGATGTCCATGTCTTTTCAGCATATCCTCCACCAGCACCAGTCAAATGACCACAAAAACATGCGTTATAATATCTTCTAGGATATGAAACACCAGAACAACAGTTCTCACTATTAAAACAATATAAACCTGGTCTATAACAAGAACCAGCACCAACTACAAAAACCTTTACCGTTGAAGCATTACCTGGTACATCAAATGTACTCGATCCTGGTGTTGTAAATACCTTTGCTTTGGTAAATAAACCTCCACCGCCTCCACCTCCAGCAGATCTACCAGCAGCAGTTCCTAAAAATCTTGCCATTTTCTAATAATTCTCCTTATGCTGATTGTTCTAAACCATATACACTCACGCTACAAGTGCCTTGTGCGTCATACACAACAACATTCTTTGTTGCGTCAAGTGCTATGCCAGTTCTTTCCAAAACTCCTTTAGCAGGAATTTCAGCACCAAATTCGATATATTCCGCATCCAAAGGCTCTGTTACTGAAGCAGCAGTTGTCAATGCGACTCTAACCGTAGCAGCATTAGTTGTGTCACGATTAACAATGTTAATATTTAACACACCCAATTTAGATGCAGGAACTGTATATACTGTAGTGGTTGTGGCACCAACCAATGCAGATTGTCCTAGTAGTCCAGATGCCATTTTTTAAAGTGTTCCTCTTCTTGTAGTATTTATAGGTCTTAATTATTAAGCACTCAACCCAAGCCAGAATGCCTGAGTTAAAGCCTCTGTTTGAACAGATGTTAATCCAACGTTAGTATCATTGGTCAAACTGGTTATGTTCGTATCAACATAAGTTTTTACAGCAGCCTGTGTAGGACACTTCTCATTACTGTTCTGAGAAAGTGTTCCATCGGTTGAGAACTCGTTGATAGCAGCACCCAACTGAGCACCAATAGAACCCAATTGTAAGTTGGTCAAACCAGAAAGATCAAATGCGTTAGCGTTCAATGTTGCTGATCCAGTTGCTTGGTTAACACGGAAGTATCTACCAACACGGAAGTTACCTTCATGGTCAGTTGACACATAGAAAACACGACCAGGATAACTCTCATTAATTTCCTGAGATTGAGCAGGATCTTGCTCAGGAACATCAGGCCAGTTAGTTGTAACGGTTCCACCAGTTCCTACTTGTAGGAAGTCATGTCCAGTTAATCTTGCCTGACTAAAGATATATCTAATATTAATATTCTGCTCATCATAACACTTAGCAGCTTTATCTTCAACAAGTGTTATTGTAGTTAATCCATGAATATCAGTGTTTATACCAACTACCTTAACAAACTCATCCTCAATCTTATAGTATTGATCTAGTTCATAAACGGAAGCATCAAATACTCTCATTGATATATCAGCAGATTCAAAATCTTTTTGTATTTCAGCATTAGATACAAGAGAACTAGCACCTATAGAAACTATAGACTGTCCTGTAGGATAATCAGATGCTATACCTGCTCCCTGAGATGCTCTTGTGACTGTAATTGAGTTTGATGTTGGGAAAGAAGAAATCTTACATAACTCCTTATCAATCAGAACAAATTCGTTAGGGTCAAATCCAGTAATAGTAGAAACATTAATTGTAGTTTCATTAGCATATAGAGGAGTAAGTAATGAAGCAGTAGAAGTTGTCTGGTTAGGATACTTTATAATTTCAGTAATCGCACCAGTATGAGCAACACCTGTTGTAGACCATTCACTTCTATCAATAACAACAGATCCTCTTCCATCAGCACCAACTCTACTTACACCACTAATCACGAACGTAAATGGATCAGCACCACTAATATTCACATTACCAAGTCCACCATTACCAGATCCAGTTAGGAACTGAATACTACCATTCTCAACAACAGCAGTACTTAATCCAGCAAGAACCAATGTTCTACCATCCTGTCCTCTGTTAGCACTGGTGTTAGAAATAAGATTTGCTTTAGTTCCTGTAGTTAATCCTTCAATTTCTTCACCAGATCTAAATCCAGTTCCACCAGCACTTACAGGTCCAGCAGTAATTAGAGAATAATATAGATTTTCTTGAGTTGTTCCTTGGATAGTATTAACATATCCAATAGCACCAGAATCAGCACCTTTAATTCTTTCGTTAATAGAGAATCCAGAACCAGTTACATTGGCGGCATCATATTGAGCTATCAAACCTTCAACAGTTCCTTCTAATGCTTTCTCATTATTACTATATCCAGAACTTACAATACCATAGTTACCCCATGAACTGTTTCCAGCAAGAGATCTAATTCTACCACCACGAGTAGCAGCATAACTTATGTGACAATAGTATGTGAATGAAGAAACAAGTTCAGATGCAGCAGCGTTAGTGATAAAGAATCCCATACCACCATCATGTATCTGAGTAAAGGAGTCCATCACAATTGATTTGTTTGATGGGTTTATACCATCG